AGCCTGCTTTCTGGCCTGTACACGGGTCAGCGCATCCTCAATGTTCTGGATCTGCCCCAGCTTTCCACGATATTCCAAAAGATCCGTTTCCTTATCCTTTTCAATACCTTTCTTATGGCCTACTGCGGTCATGCCGGTCTCACCGACAATGATCTTATCCTCTTTATCTGCTGCGTTGCGCAGCAGCTCGATCCGCTTAAGCATCCGGCGCTCTCTGACAGTCAGAAGCTGTATCTCCTGCATGAGAAGTTTTTGCTTATCCTCCGGCACTACCTGCACCAGACGCTGCTCTTCCGGATCCAGGCAATCAAAAAGGAGAGTCTCAAACTCTCCCGTAGTAACTGCATTCTTATTTTTTTCTGGAGCACCCGCTCCAAGAGCATTTTTGTTTCCAGGCTGACCGCCTTTTCGTTTCGCAACGTTGCGTTTCCTCTTTTGCAACGTTGCATTATCCCAGTCATATCTATTCTTCCAGCTTCGGATCGTTCCTTCCGGAATTTTCAAAAGCTCAGAAATTTCAATCATTTTCTTACCTTCCAGGAACAGATCTCTGGCCTGTTTCATTCTGGCATCCGGCGCTCTGGCCATGCACCACCACCTCTCATTCGTTTGTTTTTGGATATAGAAAAGTAAATAAACTATTTTTAATTTTAACTATAAAGAATAGCCGTCTGACCACAATATGGACATATAACGCTTTCCATCTGATCTTGTAAAATACCTTGTACAATTTGTACTGTACTTCCACAATTTGCACACTGAATTATTGAATCCATTTTCTTATCAAATACTATTAGAACATATCCCGGAATACCAAACTGTTGATCTGGAGACCAACTTCTTTCCAAGTCTATTTGTTTCATATAATTGAAATCCTTAGACGAATTAGGATCACAATAATAATACAATTTATTTTTTATTCCAATATAAACAATAAAATGAGATTGATTAGTTTTTTGTTCTTTTACCAACAAAATAGCGGGGATTTTTTCTTTATCCAGTTCTTCCAAAACATTTCTGCATGTGCTTTCTTTTGCTTTGTATCCCGTTGCACAAATCCCATTTTTTATAGCATATCTTATAACATCATGTGTACATGCATAAAACTGAGTTAACGAACCTGGACGCATAGATTTAATTTCGTTCCAAATATCATCTTGTGTACGAACGATCTTAAAATATTCAAAAATCATTTCTAAACATGCTGCTCCGCATTTCCAATTATACCCATCATTTTTCTGCTTTTTATGGCTAATTTTTATCATATAACCCCTCCTTTTTTTCATCATACTCCAAAATACAACAAAAAGGAAGCCCTCTGCATCCAACAGAGGCTTCCAAAGGAGAAGGAAATACCAATAGCAACTAAAATCATCGGAACGGAAGGACTCGAACCCTCGCTTAGGACACAAGCCATTGCTCTCCCTACTGAGCTACGTTCCAAGGGGGATAGGCAACAGGACTTTGCCTGTCGCCCATGCTGGATCAGAGGAGCCGCCGGCCGTATGCCTTTGGCTTAATTCATGCTACCATAATATCACGGAAGTACCCCTTCGTAGTTACCCACTTTTTTATTTTTCTTTCTGGCGCGTTCCTCTCGTTTCCCTTGAATCACACCGTATGTATATGCCATCGAAAGCATGAACGGTGAACACTTACATTTATATCTATCCATAAGGCCCTGAAAAAATTCTGCCATATCCGTTCCAGCACAACCAGCTACAGGCTGATAACCATTAATACGTAATTCTTCCTGAATGTTCATCTTATGCCACCTCCCCGTAAACAACCTTGCATTTATTGCTGTTGCCATTAGAGAGCATAAGCTCGATCACAGTGGGATAGCCATTCTCATTCAACCACTCTTTGACCTTCTCCAGAACACTTCCCTTATACTGAACTGTAACACCATCATGACCATTCCGGCTGTAAGCCGTTCTCACAATCTCATCTGTAAAAATATCCAGCTTCTGAATAATGGCACTGACTGCTTTATCATGTGGTCTACCAGACTCGGAAAGAATACCTAACTCTTTGGCAATACCTGTGCAATCCCACAATTTTGGTTCGTCTGAAATCACTGGAGCATTAACTGGATAACCTGAATCAGAATAAATCCTCATTACTTCCGCAGCTATATATTTAGAATCCACTCCGGCATCATGTAATGCAGCTTTGACATTCTTCACCATCATGTTTACGGAAGGAAGTTTCTCTTTCTTCTGCTTGTCCTTCTTTGGCATCTCGTAGGAACCGGTCTTACGAAGTGTTGGAAGAACTTCATCTGCGATCCAATCCGTGAAAGCTTCTGCATTTGGCTTGTGGCTCTTAAATACCAGCTTATACACACCGCTTTCTGTGAGAAAATTCTCACCCGCATTGTTCAATTTTCGGATGTCAACTTTACTGACATCCGAATTTTTAATCTTAACAACCTGCTTTTCGTTCATTTTGGCAATGGCCATTCTTACTGCGCTGTCACCCAGTTCTAAGCATGTGCCAACGTGATACGGGTTAAATAATACCTGTCCATTCAGTTCAAATACCTCTACATTGTGTCCTTCAAAAATCATTAAATTCTGCATTGCAATTTCCTCCTTGCAATTTCTGGCGGAATCACTTACAATACAAAGTGATTCCTGGGTTTACAGGTTTCAGGTTTTTGAGCAATCACGTCTGTCGCCAAACTTACCGTGACTGCTCTTTTTTGTTGTCCAAATCTTTTTTGATTAAGTCTACAACATACTGCATAAATGATTTATTTTGCATAATTGCTCGTATCTTACCAGCTTTATGCATTTCTTCATCCAACCTTACTGTAACTTGTTTCATGTAGTGTTCTCCTTTCTGTACATTTTTTATGTACATCAATAATAATAGTATATGTTTAATGTATTGTCAATTGTGAATTATATTTTTTCTGTACTTTGTTTAAAAAATGTTTTATACTGCTTATATAAGGAGGACATCTTATGGTTGGTGAACGTATTAAACTCTTGCGAACAGAAAGAAATCTCACTCAAGCGGCGCTTGCTCATGAACTGGGTGTTGCAAAAACAACTTTAGCCGCTTATGAACAAGAAAAAAATGAACCCAGCAACGAAACTTTCATAAAAATTGCTAATTATTTTAATGTTTCAGCTGATTATTTACTTGGTCTTACCGATGTAAAAACTGCTAATGCAAACATTGCATTCATCGCAAATTATTTAGGGCTTACTGAACGTTCCATTGCAGAGTTGCATTCATATCATGATATAGCTAAAAAATACCACAATACACATATGATGCAAAAGCTTAGAATCTTAAATATGTTCTTTGAACCACACTGTGAACTTCTCGAACATATAACTGACTATATCTATTTTTCAGCAACACATTTTAAAAAATTTAGCGATAACAGCAATAGTTCATTAACCCCCATATCCGATCTAGAATTATGGGATGACTCACAAAAAGTCGGTTATTCCGATGATTGGGATATGTGGTCAAAAGCATTACTTTTAATCGTGGAAGAAGAATTAATGTCATTGCGCGAACAATTTCATACAAATAAAAAAATTGCTTCTGCTATTTCAAAAAAGAAACTACATGCTGTTTATAAGCCACCCACCACTGAGTAGGTGGCTTTTTATCTTTTCTGCGCCAAAAGATAGAAAAAATACCTCCTGTACTCATAAAACTGCCTTCGTCCTACCGGAACATCCATCCACTCATATGGCGTTCCTTCAGTCACGTTCTTTAAAACCCACTTGTAAATCTCAGGAGAGGCTTTTCTGGCGGTTTCCTCAATGAGTTTGATATCTTCCTGCATCATAGCATTTCGAACTGCTTCCTGGGCCGTAGAGTCACCTGACAGGTTACTCTTAGGCATGCCGTCATTCACTGTTGCCTTTAACCCATACGCATTCTGGAGCTTCTGCTTCTTTTCAGCGTACTGAATGCAGAAATACTTTAACTCGTTGTATTTTGCTCTTGAAATATTATAATCGCTTAGCTTTATATCCCTACGACATATTGTATCCATCGTCTTTCCCCTTTCTCACGCACTCTCTATGCATGTACAATACCGTCCCTCTCTTTGTCCTGATCCACTCTACATCCCCATTGATCACCTTCTGGCAGATGCAGCAGACCGGGACGGGTATCTTCTTGCTGTTATTCATTTTCCAACCGCCTCTCTGTTTCTGTCTTCCAACTGATCCAGAAACCAGTTGACGATCGGTGCTGCCACAGATTCTTCTTCTATGGCCGGTGCTGGTCCCTCCCATTTCCGCACCAGGCGTGTCCCATGGCTTTCCAGGATCGCACCGGCATCTTTTATCACATCTTCCCAGGCATCAAACTGTTTATCTTTCACCTGGTCCCGCCATTTGATCCAGAACTTCTGCGCCTGGCTGAGAATGATTGCTACTTCCGCATTTTCCAGCGGTTTATCTATCAGCTTGCTACTCAAAATTTATCACCTCATCAAACGGGATCTGCTCATCTGGCTGGACTTTTGTTATCCCTTCCCAGCCAAGGTTCCAGTCAAATGTCTCTGGATTTTCTGAGATACGCTTTGAACCTTCCTGGTAGTAAAGCCGGATCCCGTCCCTGCTTGTCCTGCCTGTCAGCCTGTTTTTATGTATGGTCAGCAAACGATCACAGCTGGCAGTTTCTTCTCCCGTCTTCTTTGGTCTGGAATACTTAAGAACCACATCCACCAGGTTTGTGATATTGCTGCTTCCGGCCACATCATCATTTCCGAACTCGTTTCCAGTGGATTTCCTTGGATGCGCGATCAGGAAGATGAGCACGTTATATTTCTTCGCCATAAGAGCCAGTGCCTTAACAAACTTCGTCTGCTGCCGGTACAGGTCCGATGCAATATCATCTGTGATTGCCGTCATAAGATTGTCTATGAACAGCACCCGGCAGCCATACTGCACAACTGCCTTTTCCATTGTCTTCAAAAGACTCTCATCCTCTTCATCATCCTGCTGGACGATCCCGTTGTCATATATGTACGCCTTTCCCCTGTACCACTGTTCGATCTGCGGGATACAGTTTCCGTCAATGCTGTAGGACGTATAGCCGAAATTGGATACCAGGGCGTTTATATGCTGCCTTCCAGCCACCTGCAGGTCAAACCATGCACGGAAGTACCAGTCCATCAGCTCACCGGAATAAAAGAAGGTCGTATATCCCGCTGCAATGGCAAAAGTCCCAAACTGGGATGCCAGGGTAGATTTTCCTTCCCCGCGCTCTCCAGTAAGCAGGATAAGCTGACCTAAATAAAACCCACCGATGATCTTGTCCAGGGATGCGATACCGCTCCTGAGCTTTTCCAGCTTTGACAGATCCACCCGTTTAACTTCTTCCAGTGGCTTTATCCTTTTTGCCGGTATGGCCTGTGCGTTCTCTACAGCCATTCTGACGGCTTCTTTCCCGTAAGCCATGAGAAGTTCGTTTGCATCCTTGCAACCCCGGTAATCGTCCATTCTGACGCATTTCACGCACCCTTGGAAGCGTTGCTGCATTTCTTCCAGCAAGGTGATGTGTCCGTTCTCGCAGTCCCCAAACACGACCAGGGTCTTAAACTTTGCCAGGAAGTCCCAGCAGTATGGGATCCAGGTAAATCCTTTTGCTCCGGTTGGAACGCTCACCGCATTCTCGATCCCAGCCTCCACAACGGAAAGAGAATCGATCTGGCCTTCCGTAAGGATCAGGACCGGGTTATCCAGGTTGCAGTGGTTCATTCCAAACAGGATTGGCTTGCAGTCCGCTTCACACCATTCCTTGTTTTTATCAATGCCCTTACGGAACCCGGTATTGCGGTACTTTACAAAGTGCAGGATCTCATTCTCGTCATAAAACGGGAATACCAGGATCTTTTCATTGTCATTCCGGACCGTGATGTTATACCGCCTGGTCATAGCCTCCGATATTCCCCTGGATTCCATGTAGGCAACCGCAGCCGGTTTTGCTTCCGGCCGTTTCCTGGTGTGAATCTTCCGGAACTGCTTCTTGCTGCTGTAATACTCATCCACTTCCGTACCAAGGGAAACATTAAAATCCTTGGAAAGCGTGATCATGTTCCCATGGGCTCCACAGCTTTCTCTCAGGCATTTAAACTGTCCGGTCCGCAGGTTGATGGAAAATGTACCGCGGTCTTTTCGGTTCTTTCCACCAAAACAGTATGGGCACTGTTCAAACTGAAGCTCATCGCCTTTCTGTCTGCTCTTGCCTCCGATCTCCTGAGAGAACCGGAATGCATCGTCTGCTTTAAATTCATAGATCCCCATTTTTCTTTTTCCAGTCCTCTCATGAACGGATCACTGTGTCATCATCTTCTCCCCAGAGATCGATCCCTTCTGTGTCATCCTCCTCGTCAAAAAGAGGCGCCGCAGGCTCTTTTTTTCTTTCTTTATCATTCTTATTACATTCTTTATCATTCTTGTATATGTGCTTCACTTGTTCCTCACTTGCTCCTGACTTGTTCCTCACTTGCTCCTCACTTGCTCTTTTGCCTGTGCCAAATATCTGATATCTGCTGTAATTTACAATGAAAATGCTTGTTTCTTCACTTGCTCTTTTTTTATTCACTTTTATCATGTTCTCGGTTTCTAACTGATCAAAGAAATGATCTACTTTTTTTCTGCTCCAGCCCCATCTATCGGCCAGTGAAGATATACTTCTGTATACATGCCCTTTTTTTGCGTCTACCAGATTTCCTCTCCGGTTGATAAAACTTCCATCCCGGAATTTTGCCAGCAATAGCAGATCGATCCACGCCTGTCCTCTGGAAAAAGGTCTTTCTTCCCATAACCAGCTTTTTTCAATGTTGCGGAAAACTTTGATCCAGCTTTCCTTTTTTTCCTGTTTTTCCATAGATTAATCATCCAATTTTTTAATGTGAGCATCATACCCGCTTCTAAATATCTGCTCCAAAAACCTTAATAATTCCATATATGTATCAAATTCACATTTATCAAGTTGAACCAAAATGTTACCGAGATCATCAACGATCCGGATCGCAATCTTCATCAAACTCACCTCGCTCCAGTCGCTCCTTTAAGTCCCTGTACAGTATCTCCCGGATCAGCCTTCCTGATGTCTCTTCCTTGCAGAAGATCAGATTTGCGTTATAACGGACCAGCCATGCTGTCACAGACGCGGCAAATGCATTTGCATGGAATCTGCTGCGGTATTTTCCGTTTAACAGATTCTCCCAGCTTGCGTTTTCGCATAATAGATATACCCGGCACCCATGATCCCGGGCACGTTCAAACTCATTCTGGAACCGCTTCCGGCTCCGTGTGTAGCACTCTGCCAGCTCATCCAGGTTCATCTTCCGCTCCACTGCACACACGGGTATTACCGTCTGGGAAATATCATGGATCTGCTTTCCATCTGGAAGAGTGGCATTATAGGTATAGTCCCCATAATTCAGTACAGCCCGTCTGATAGGGACACCGAAAGAGGCATAGCGTTTATGCGCCCTCTCCGTGTCCTGCTCACGGGTATCCACCAGGATCTCAAAGCTGTCCAGGACTTTCTTCTGCTCAAAAACATCCATAGTGATCAATCAAACGGAAGTGCCTCTTTAGAGCCGTCCGGAATACTCATAAAATCGTCTGTAGAAGGCGCAGGAGCCGTTCCTGGACGGTTAGCCAGCAGTTTATCATCTGGAAGTTTATAATTGCCAGAACGCACCTTCTCGACGCTGCACAGCTGTGCCAGGTTGATAGCCCTGCCTACATTTCCGTCATTCTTCTGGTACTCTCTTTCGTTGAAAAGACCGCCGATCAGCTTACCCTTGAATTTCTTCTCATCCCAGTCAAAGTGGTACCCTGTATTGGAACTTTCCAGAGCTTCTGTAACGGTTTTAAAGCGGCGCTTTGTCCAGCCGTCCTTCTCTGTCCCATCATCATTTGGAACGTTGAGAAGATAATTGCAGTGCCACTTCTTATCTTCCTGCTGTTGGTTGTGATACTCATTGGTAAAAAAGTCTTTGTATTCCCCTTCTGCCACATCACAGCTGATCTTAATATACTGTCCGTTCCGGTTCTCACAAACCTCCGCTCCCATGATCTTCAGGACATATCCGCCCTTTGGAAGGACCGGAATATCTCCATATGCTTTTGTGTTGTCATAATCTCCAAATCTCTTTATTGCCATTACTCTTGTATCCTTTCTTTCTGCTGTTTAATATTCTTCCAGTTCTTTGATCACTGCTGTGATATCATTGGGTATCTCATCCGCTTCAAATGCTCCCAGCGGCGTTTTTACCGTATTTCTGTCTGCATGGGTATGGAATATATAGTTTCCGTCCTTGCACTCTGCCAGAAGGACCGTTGTGAGCTTTGATTCCAGGACGATCTTGTCCAGCTTGCGGCCATTGGTCTTGATCCTGGTAAACACGATCCCGTTATCATCAGAAACGGTTTCGGAATGTGCGATGATGATGACTGTCAGATCATCCCTCATGGTCAGCGCATAATCGATGATCTCCCAGATGTAGGAAGCCAGATCCGACCATTTCCCGTATCCCTGGACTTTAAGATTACGCATTTCTTCCGCAACCATAAGTCCGTTGATGGTATCGATCACAACAGTCTTAACGTGCTTTGCCTTATCGGATTCCTCGATATTTTTTAAGATACCAAGGACAATGGATGGAAAGTTTGTCTGCTTATAGTTATTGGCTGCAGCATTATACTGGTCTCTCCAGCCTTTCCAGTTAAGTCCTTTTTTATCACAGTCAATGTAATATGTGGTGGATGGGTCCAGGTTCCGGCAGCTGGTTGTCTTGCCGGATCCGGACTCTCCCATGATCCCAATTACCTTTGCCATTTATACCAGCACCTCCACCATTTCTTCCGGCTTCATCACCAGCGTTGTATGTATCGTGTCTGTATGACAGTCCACCTTGATGTATTTCTCATCTGCCCGGATCCCGTCGATCTGGAAATCGACCCAGTTGTCATAGTCTCCGTATTCCACCTGGATCTGCTGTCCTACAGTCAGTTCCTTTGCTTTTACTGTCATTTTGCTTCCTCCTGTCCCTTTTCAGCTCTCTCTGGATCCACTCCAGCAGCTCCTGTAAGGATCGCTTTAATGGCGGTCCCTACGGATAAAGGTGCGTAAAGGATCTCTGCATCAAGCAGCTTAACAACTGTTTCATTGCGGAGCCTGCACTGAAGCAGTTCCGTATATTCCTGTAATGTAATCTCAATTGTTCTTTCCTCCATCTGTTTTATCCCCTTCCAGCTTTCGGTTTAATATATCTGCATCAACAGATATCCGTCTCGGTTTTCCATAGCCAGTAAAACGACTGGCATTTAAAAGTTCTTGAACACGGTTCGTTCCATTCCTGCGGCGGCTCATGCTCCCACTTCCTTCAGGTTCTGATCACGGATCAAACGTTCTTTCCATTCTATAAGGTCAGTTTCATCTGGAGCTACGATATCCTCATACGTTGGAACTGCCAGGATAAAATCCCCTACAATGGGATACCCATAAAAACGGGATCCTGTCCTGTTTAACGGAAGCTGCTTTAAGATGCCTTCTTCATCCACCAGCATCATTACTGGCTTACCAAAGTAGTCAAACATCCTCTGCGTCTTTACTGTCTCAAACATGCCACCCACAACTTTCTGAATGGCCCTGTAATCATCAAAGTCCAAATCAACAACGGAAATTTCATTGTTGCTGGTGATCTTTATTGTCTTTGCCATCTTGCAATTCTCCTTCTCCCTCCGTATAATGAGGGTGTACAATTTTTTTGTTACCGGACCTATGACAGTTGCCGCTGCCTGGGTCCTTTTTTATGTAGCCTCTGCATGCCTGTAAGCGGCTTCTCTCCATGCACCGGTTCTTCTTTATGCAGGTACCGCACTGGTCTTCCCAAGTACTCATGATCACAGGATCTGGGCTTTCAGCACAGCACCAATCATCATTAGAACAATGCTCCAGGAACCTCCCAGAACAACCTTGTAGGCCAGTCCCACCCAGTCAATCTCTTCTTTTGCAGGTTCTGTGGTCTGGACCGTCACATAGGAAACGCCCATACCTGTAGGTACATCATGATTTTTAATCTTCGCCATTGTAATCTCCTTCTCTTGGTTCATATGCCGGATACTGTTCAATAAACTTCTCTAGGTCAGCACCACGGATCTTGATTGATCCGAGACGCAACCCGATAAGCTGCTTTTCATTCAGCAATCTGTATACTGCAGATGTATTAACCCGAAGTATCTTTGCAGCCTCTTTTACCGTGTATAACGGTTCGTATGCTCTTACCACACTTTTCGCCTCCTCTCTTATTCCAGCAAGTCCTCGATCATTCCGCTTTTCCAAACAAAGACAGCTGCTCATATTCCGGAACCTTCACAAAATCTGCTGGGAGTCGGATTCCATACTGTTCGCAAATAAGCTTTGCCATCTCTGCGGACTTATACGGCGCACTTCCCTGCTTGTCCATCCGGTTTGCCAGTGCCTGAATCAGCTTCGCTACTTCGCCCGGATGATCTGTAAGTAACCGCTGCGGCAGTTCTTCCATTTCATGAAAGCGGTTGATATACCGGGCAGTAAACTCCACTCCCTTCTGACCAGTCATTTTGTGAGCAATGAACTCACAGCCCTTCTTTGTAACCAGGAAACACGGAAGTGTTTTATTCTGCTCTGTAACATATGTAGATTCCTTGAAGAAATCGGTAAAGCCAATTTTGGATTCTCCTAACTGCTCTACGTATTTACGAATATCACGCAGTAACTTTGCGTGTTCTTTCCCGCACCATTCTGCGGCTTCCATCGATGTGATGGTTGTTCTGGTTAACTCATTCATTGGTATGTACCTCCTATTGTTTCATTTTTGAAACTTTTGCAGTAAAAAAATATAATGGTATTTCATCTGTGGGGATATCTAACAAATTGCACCATTCCAAAATTTCATTTTGGGATAATCCAATCCCATTATTCAACTTTAAGGACATAGAGCGATCGGATATTCCATTTGCATCAGCAAATTTGGATTGCGTTCCAAACTTCTCCACTATCCTGCCACGTAATTTGCTGTAGTCAAATACCGTTTTATCGCACAATTTAATCACCTCCTTTGTTTCATTTTTGAAACTATAGTTACTATACCTCAGCATTTCCATGCTGTCAATATAAAATTTCATTTTTTAAACTTTTTATATTGACTCTATTGAATTTTTGTTTCACTTTTGATATTATATATCAAGAAGGAGTGGCGAGCTATGAATAAACAAATTGACTCATTTAAAAACAGATTCAATATTGCGATATCAAATGCAAATATCAAACCAGCTGAACTGGCGGAAAGAACAAAGCTTTCCAAATCTACCATAAGTCATTACATGTCCGGTTACACCCAACCAAAATCGGACAAATTATTTATATTGTCAAAAGCTTTAAATGTTAATGAAGCATGGCTTATGGGGTTAGACGTCCCTATGGAACGAAACAATTATGAGGATCCTAATATTTTAATACGTGATGCTGAACTAAAGGATATTGAAAAAATTTTAAACTCAGCTGGATATTCTCTTTGTTGTGAAAATTATGATGATGATTTCTTTGTAATCAAAAATGTTTATGGGCAAACTATAACAAGCTTCTATGATTATGAATTATTGGCTCGATATGAATCATTAAAAAGAAAGCATCACCTAAGTGCAAAACTACTAATTTCATCAGAAGCTGCATTTTTTAAATATCTTGAAAGCTTAGGATATAACATTATGAAGGATGACCTGGAACATAACCCCTTCATTCATTATGGTAACGGTGCTATACAAATTAGTTCTACTGAATTAAATAATATTAGGACTCGTATAGACACATATGCAAAAGCAACTCTTGATTCTGTTATTTTAAAGCTTAATGAAACTAAATTCAGGCAGGAACGTCTTGAAAAAGAACAGACGATTCGAAATTTAAGTAACGAAAATATTTATAAAGAAATTCCATTTGAAAAAGACTGTAACAATAACCTAATGCCAGATGCCGCTCACGATCGCACTGACATTTCCGACTCTGACCGAACAGAAGCTTCCCGCAAAGAGGAAGATGATATAATGGATGATCCAAACTTTTAAGTGAGGTGATTGAGTGAGTTACGAGGATCTACTCAAAGAAGCCGATGCAGCTGGGCTTATCGTAAAAGAAAAGCCATTGCCATTAAGCGATGGTCGTATAAAAGGACGTAGAATTGCCATCCGGCAAAATATCCCAACTCTCCGAAAAAAAGCCGATGTTTTAGCGGAAGAACTGGGGCACTACTATACCACTGTAGGTCGCATCATAGAGCAGGATTCCGTGTCTGATCGGAAGCAAGAACGCATTGCACGGTTATGGGCCTATGATAAGCGAATAGGATTATCCGGAATAGTTAAAGGATATAAAGCACACTGCAGAAATCGGCACGAACTAGCTGAGTACCTGGACGTATCAGAAGAATTTTTGAAAGAAGCCTTAGAATGCTACCATGAAAAGTATGGTCTGTATGTGAACTTTGGTGACTACACCATTATGTTTGAACCAACATTAATCATTTTTGAACGATTTTGATAGAATAAAATATACAAAACTTATAAATCCAGCAAAATTCTTGACAAATACAGCAATCCGGCAAAAAGTTCAGCTGATATGTCCGAATGTCCTGTAAACAAACATCAAGAACCTATTAAAAATGTAGCTGATGTCTTTCCGGATAAGAGTGAAAAAACTATTTCCCAAAAGAGAAACTCTAAGACTTCCATATCTGATGAGCAAGCTTTGGCTTATGCCCGCATGTGCAACGCTTATCTAGAACACCAAGATGAAATGGACTTGTACAAAGATTCTAAATGATTTTATTGATTTAAGCGAAGTCGACTCTGAGGATGGGAAACGTATTTGATTTATGTGCTGCTGGACGGCTACACCATTATGTTTGAGCCGGTGCTGACCGTGATGGAAAAGTTTTGAAGTGCAATACTATTGCAGAAAGGAAGTACTATGGAAAAGCTCGAAGACCGTTTGATTGAGAAATCGATAGAAGCATTCATTATGGGACTCGAAATTTACAACAAACCTACTATCAAGTACAGGGTTGAGGGATTCTCGTTCTTTATAATAAATGCCTGGGAACTGATGTTAAAGGCAACTTTACTAAAACGTGGAGAGAGCATTTATTTTTCTGACAAACCAGACAGAACTCTGAGCCTTGACAACGTAATTCGGAAAATTTACACCGATAAAAACACCAGAATCCGATTAAATCTTGAAAAAATAATCGATCTCAGAAATATTAGCACACATTACATCACGGAAGATTATGAAATAAAATATGTTCCACTCTTTCAGGCCTGTGTCCTTAATTATGTGAATGAACTTCAGCGTTTTCATTCTGTGGACATTACCCAGTATATTGCGCAAAATTTCTTGACAATATCAGCAAGATATGAGCCGTTGTCGAATGAGGAAATACGCTTGAAATATTCTCCAGAAATTGCTGAACGCTTAATAAAGCAGGCAAATGAAATCGACGTGTTAAGTGCAACTTTTAATTCTGATAAATTTGCTATTCCGATTCGTCAAAATTTGTACATTACCAAAAAACGAAATGAAGCTGATTTTACTGTCAGTATAGATTCGCATTCTGATACCAAAGTTACTATGGTTAAAGATTTAAAAGATCCTTCTGATACACATAAATACTCATATAATAATGTCATTACTGCTGTTCAAGAAGGGTTAAAGAAAAAGAATTTGAAATTGGGTTACAAAGCTGGTTTCAATCAATATGTCTTGAATCTTGTAATCGATTTCTACGATATAAAGCATGATACTAAATACGCATACGAACATGTTATTGGCAACCAGCATTCATATACATACTCCCAGCAATTTATTGAATTTATAATTGCTGAAATTAAGAAAAATCCACAGAATTTTGTGGAGAGCCTGAAAAAAGGCAAAGAAAAAAGATAACCCCAGGCACATAGGAATGCTCAGTACTAAGTACTTACCCCATTTTGGGACCCAGTGTTAATCCTTCACAAGTTATCTTATATCTGTATTATAATATTATGCTTGATTTTTGTCAACGTATACATTAAACATCAAAAATGTAAAACCGCCCGCTGCTACCAACACCGAACGGCTTTCACATAGATTTTCTCTTACCAGATCGCTCCGGCATGATATAAATCAGACTTCGAACACCTGAATTATATCATTCTCAGAGCGCTCTGGCAAGGGCGTTATTTTTATACCTATTTTTGCTGTTGCGACATCGCAACGGTCACACGAAAGGAGAATGATATATGGGACAATTAAGAACAAGAAAACGTGGATCCACCTGGCAGTACAGCTTTGAAGCCGCACCAGTGAACGGAAAACGGAAATCTATCTCAAAAGGTGGATTCCGCACCAAAGCTGATGCTCTGACGGCCGGAACTGCAGCAATGAATGAGTACAACTCTTCCGGTCAATCGTTCACACCATCTGAACTTAGTGTATCTGATTATCTGGATTACTGGTTCGATAACTATTGTAAAATGAATCTGAAATATAATACGCAGCTTGATTATCTCTATATCGTAGAAAACCGGTTAAAGCCACGTTTTGGACAATACCGGCTGAAATCACTGAACACTGCTGCCATACAGGAATATGTAAATCAGTTAAAAATCGAGGGTCTTGCAAAATCATCCGTCCTGGGAATCTTGCGGGTATTATCGTCTGCCTATGAATATGCTATAGAGCCGCTGCAGTATGTCAGGGAAAACCCCTGCGTCAGGATAAAGCTGCCAAAATTTGAGAAAGCTCCAAAACAGCGCTATGTTATCCGACCAGACGAATTTAAAAAAATTCTGGAACGTTTTCCGGAAGACAGCAATTTTTATCTGCCGCTTATGATTGCCTATTATACCGGTTTACGTCTCAGCGAGACCTTTGCGTTGTGCTGGGATGATATCGACATGGATCAGCGCACTCTGTCTGTCAAAAAGACAGTCGTGAAACGAAATTACGGGGTAGATGTCCGTAAGGTGTTGGAGCAAAAGGGAAAGAAAGAAGAAAAGTCTGCCTGGTACTTTGGAACACCGAAAACAATCAATTCTATCCGCACCATCAAATTTGGAGATACTCTCTATAAAGCATTAAAGCATGCTCTTGTCACACAGAAAAAGAACCGGCTTCTCTATGGCGAATATTACACAGATCATTGTCTGAAACCAGAGAATGATGAAAAAGGAAATACCATTTATCGGATTATCCCGATTGAACGTGGCATTAGCTGCGCCCTGCAGCGCGTGAATCTCCTATGTATCCGGGAAAACGGGGAATTTATAAGCCCCGACTCCTTCAAATACTGTGCCAGGGTAATCCACCATGAACTGAATATGGACTTCGACTATCATTCCCTTCGTCATACTCACGCCACTCTCTTAATAGAAAATGGTGCCGATATCAAGGATGTCCAGATGCGCCTTGGACACGCTGATATCAACACCACCTTACAGATCTACACTCACGCTACTGAGAAAATGGCAGAACGCAGCGTAGAAGTCTTTGAAAAAGCTGCCAGTCTTTGA